CCATTAATTGTAATAATGTGGGAGAAGGTTCTTTATAAGGCAGATTAAAAAATGAATCCTTTAAACTTCCACCTGGAGCGTCAACATCTTTCCACTCTCCTGGTTGAAGGGGTTGGGCATCATCTCTGATACGCACTCCACGTTGCTTAAATCCTGCTGGTAAATTAGATAATGTTCCTGCATCTAATAATTGACGGAGAGCAGCCGTTGCCGTTCTGCTCAATCCGCCAATCATGTGAATGAGTCCAAAGCCATAAAATCCGAGTCCTGGCAGAAACTTAAAGTGGACAAAATATTGGATTTTTCTTTTGGTTGGATCATTGGGTGCATAATTCCTTCTAATAGAAAGAACTATTCGACTACCTTCTTCGACTGTTACGACGTAAGGTAATTTTATTCCTGTTGGTTCTCCATCTGGACCAACATCTTCGAAACCCTCTAGATCTAAATTAACATGGCATTCAAGTAATGTATAAACATCTTCTTGTCTGCCAACTTTTTTAGTACCAGCGAGTTCCTTTTCTTTTTCTTCAACTTTATCTTGAATGATAGGAGGTTTTCCTAAATCAACATCTCGATAAAATCCGGAAACTTGTTGTTTTCTTAATTCGTTTTCTGGAATTTTTAAAATATGAATAATGGCTTCCGCATCATCTAATGAGGTAGCTGCATACGGAACCACTAAGTCATCTGCTTGAACGAACTTTGAAACAGCTCGTCCTAGTAAATCGTCATAATAAACTTTTTTAAATGTAGAACCTGATAGAGGTAAATGAAATAACATTTGATCAAATTCAGGTTCATACTCTTTCATCTGATCCATCAATTGATAATTCATGAAATTTTTAACTCTTTGGGATTGTTGTTCTTTAGGTGGAGTGGATAAACCCATTACTTGGGTTCTAACCGGTCCATCCGCCGGTAATAATTCTTTATAAGCCATTGCCTGAAACTGCGTCACCGCTTCAGCTAAAACTGGGTGAGTAGCGCCACTAGCTCCTTGAAAAGGCTCCGTTCTTATTTTATATTGAAATCCTAAAAGGTCTAAGCCTTTAGTATAAGTATCTTCCCATTCTTTTCTTGATTGTTTATAATCTGTATAATCCGCCTGCATATCAGCTCCAATTGGAGTCAAAATATCATCGGGTAAAAGATCCGCTAAGTTATCAAAATGGCCCTCTGTTCCTGGAATTTGCGGCTTGGCTGACGGATCAAAATTAATGTCCATTCCTCCATCAGGAAGTTCAGTTGCTTCAATACCTTCTGTTTCGATTAGTTTGGTCTCATCCGCTACTGGAATCTCTACATCAGGTGCAACGACTGGAGGTAGATCTGTAATAGGAAGAGTCTTATCAATTTCTGCCATTAATAACTCCTAGGCCGTATTATACCATTATATAAGGCAGAAGGCAACCCTTGTGGCATCGGTCCTTTTTTAGGTGGGATAGTTTTTGTTAAACCACCATCATTAAATTCTTTTCTTAATTTAAACCCATACTCAGTTTCTCCACTAGGCATAACTCCAACACCTGCTGAAAAAGGTCCTTTTTCATACTGAAGGCCATATTGAGGTTGTTGGCTTTTTTCAAACATATTCATTGGATCTATTAAAGGTTGATTATAAAAAGCTTCAAAATTTCCCATGTTTAAAGAACCTGTTATTCCCGTACCAGGAAATGCTCTATCCATAGCTGCATCTTTTAATTGTGAAATTTTATTTCCTTGAACCGGGTGCTTGGCTCTCCATTCAGCTTCTGCAATTCCTAACTGTAGAGGAGGTCCACCGGTACCAAGACCAATTCTTCCGCCTTCGGCTTTTTTAGTTGTAATTTGATCTAAAATGTCGTCAAAATATTCATCATGGACTATTGTTTGAGTATGATATGGACCTGGCTCAGATGCTATTAGATCATCAGCTTCTTTCATGATTGTTTTTTTATTTAAATTCTTACCACTATAAGATTTAGTAGTTTCATAAGCTCCTTCTATAGAACCTTTAGGGTGTGCAAAAGATTTAGTTGCAGGATTATATATTTGTGTTGTTGCAGTATTAATTCTCCAATTTGGTTTGTGGCCTGCAATTATTTTTTGCACAGCCACAGCAGCTTCTTCTGAATTACCAGGAATATATAACTCATCTATATTATCCATACTGGTAGTTGTTTTTTGTTTAGTGAAAAATGAATCTTTTCCTTTAGTTAATTTTTCTAAAATATCTTTACCTTTTTTACTTAAAGCTTTAAAATAAACATTGGCCCAAGTACCGCCTGACCATGCTTCATCTATATATTCATAGTCCGCATCTCCTCTTACTTGAATTTCAATATCGTCTAATTTTTTAGTTTTAGTTGCTGCCTTAAACAAACCCCCTAGTCCAATTGATTTTAATGCCACCATTAAACCACTAGCACCAACTAAAGACATAAAATCTCTTCGACTTTGTCCAGAATCACTTATTTTATCTTCTACTAATTTATTTAAATTTTTTCCATCTTTTACCTTACCCATTACTTTACTAGCTTTATTCAATAAATATTGTCCTGCCTTAAATGCACCACCGGTTGGTACTGCTACTTCAGTTCCAAGACCTAAAATTCCTCCAACTGTTTGAGCATCCTTCGGTCTTTTTTCCCCCATGCCTTCAACCAAGGATGTTAGTCCAAGATTCTCGGACCATGAACCGGGAGTAATATCTTCTATTGCCTCCATAAACATTTCTTTTTTAGGGGGTTGTTGAATCAACTTACTTCCTAATTCGCCTGCTGCAAAAGGAAATTTAGATAAAGTTTCAGCAGAATTAACCAGTCCTTGTAAAGCTTTGCCAGAGTAATAAGGAATGTTACGCACATCTACCATATCACCGACTCTGCTCATAATTCCTTCGCCATCTTTAAAACCGATTCTTCCGCCTTTAGCTTTCTCTATCTTGGGTGTAATATTTTTTAAGTTAATAGTTTCATCTACATTGGGAATAGGTTTAGGAACTTTAAATCCTTCATGATCATAAATTTTAGCTATTTGATCTCCCTCTAGTTTTATTAATTCTTTTTCTTCATATTTTCCTGTGTCTGTAAGATCCATAATCATCTTTGTTTCATCCTGAAAGGTATAAACATCTCGTTTAAATTTTTTAATTATTTCTTCTGCAACTATTTCCGGTACAATATCAGATCCTTTATCTTCTGGTGGCTCTTGTTGAGGAAGTTTAGTTTCCTCAGTTTCTACAGGTAAATTTTCTTTATCTTCATCTTCTAAAAATTTAGATGCTCCTATTCCAAGTATGCCTCCTCCTAAAATTTCTTCCATACCGGTATATCCACGGGGAGCTTTATATACTCCCGGCTGTGACCATCCTCGAGATAGATAAGGAACAGATCCCGCGCTTCTAAAACCGATTCTTCCGCCTTGGGCTTTGTCATCGGTTAAAATATGAAAGGGTAAAGGTTTATTAGCAGCTGCAACTGCTTCATCATGGGTCATTCCTTCTGACATATATAATTCAATTAAAGCTTGTAGATTAATAGGTCCGCCTCCATCATAACCAATTCTTCCGCCTTCGGCTCTATTTCCAGATCGCCATTTATCTCTCCAATATTCTGCACTACTAGATCTTTTCCATTGGTCAAAAGTCGTAGTACCTAATTGATCTCCTTCAGCAATCTTGTAATAAATTTTTCTTAAATAAGCTTCACTCGGCGTGTCTCCGTCTGCAAGACCAATTCTGCCTCCGTACCCGGATCGCGGTTCGCCGAGCAATTCAGCTATGCCGCCTGTAGCATTTTTCTTACGACCTTTAAAAATTTCATCTATATTTGCTTTATTCATGTCGTCGATATCGCTAACCATTTGATCAGCAGGAGATAAAGGTTCTTTAAAATTAGGATCAATACTCTCTCTAAGTGCTTGAGCTTGTCGATTTTGAAGAACACCCTCATAATCTTCACCATATCGTGCTTCTGCCCAATCTGGAAAAAATAGTGCTCTCTGTTTATCTGCAAGATCAGGACGATTATTGTCCCATCTTTTAATATCTTTATAAAAGTCAGGTTCTATAAGTCTTATATATTCATCTATTAAATCTACATAGTCATCACTTTGTATATTTATTTCAGACATTTTATCTTGAACAATTTTTAATTTTTTTTGGTTTACAATATCGAATGCATCATGCATTGCCTTGTCATAAGCTTTAAATTTATTCATGCCTGTTTCAATATATTCTTTTCTTAGTTTTCTTTCTATTGCTCCATGCTGAAGTCCTTTTACACCTTTATACATGTCCTTTATACCTTTATACATGATTATTTCGGACAAAATATCCGGTCCTTTATCTTCGGGTGGTTTTTGTTCAGGAAGCTTGGACTCTTCTTTTTTCTTATTTATATTAACCTTTTCTGATAAATTTTCTTTATTTTTACTCTTCAAATAAGAAGCAACGGCTAATCCTATACCTGCACCTAAACCAGGTTCCAACATTTTTTCTCCTGTTAGATCCTTTTCAGGCATCATTGCATTTAATGTTAATATTCCGTCTGCCATTATATATCCCTGCTTCTTCCTGGAAGTGCTTTATCGATTCTTCCGCCATCTGCCTTACCTGGTGGTTTTTTAGGAAAAGGAATAATTTTAGCGGGACCTTTGGGGTGAGGTACTTTTTGAAATTCCCACGATCGTCCTTGTTTATCAATATGAGGCTTGCCTTGAAGTATATCTTTTAATGTATCTGGTTTTTTAGGAACAATTTTTTTAGGTTCAACAACTCTAGGTTTAACAACTCTAGGTTTAACACCTTTAGGAACAATTGTGGGTTTAAATCCTTGAAAAGGTTTATCTGCTCTCAGTCCTTCACGAACTTTTTTAACTACATCAGACGTTTTTGGAGCTGGAGCTTTTGATTTAAGATGTTTTGATTTAAGTTTTTGGATCATATTAACAACCCATTTATTATCAGCAGCAGTTTTTAAAATTCGTCTACCAAATGTTTTATAAAATAAGTCTAAAGCTGTTTTAGCAAAATTCATTAGTAATATACCCTATTCGCCCATTCACGTTTTTTGTCGACATAATCTTCAGGGTGCATGACAAATCCGCCTTGTCTAAAACGCATTACCGCCTGAGTCATGGAGTCGACCAAATCGTCATGATCTCCGTGTGGAAATGCTGCACACTCTTCAATAACTTCCTCTGAAAACTTTTGTTCAGGAGCCCATACAACACCCGATTCAAATAAAGGTGCTACTGAATTTACTCTTGCATGTTTATCATTTCCTCTGCTCGGTGTAAAGTTAGTAACTGGGATATCCATCTTTCTGAGTTCATGGGTAAGGGGTAAACCAGAAGCTTTCGCTTCAATCAAAACTGTTTCCGGTTCCCAATATTTATAGAGCTGTAAAGCCTTTCTCCGAAGCTCTGGAAACTCATATCGATCTTTTACAGCGTCTAAAAGAAGTAATTGCGCTCCTTTGTCTTCAGAAGGGAAAAATATTCCCCAAGTCGTGATTGCAGAATAGTCTGCAGTCTCTGATTTCAAAAAAGCAGTGTCATAACTTTGAATACC